TGGATGGTAATCTCCTTGTACCCCAGGCTGATTTCTTTCAGTGTAGCATTGTTTTGGGCGGATTGCAAGGCACTTGCCGCCGCATCCGCCTGTTTTGCTTCCCTTTGCCCAAAGCCCGGCACCTCCGCCCTTGCGCCGTCAAGCCTCTCCCCGGTTTCTGCCAGGAAAGCACTCAGCTGCTGCCGGGCGGCTTTCAGCTTGGCGGCGCTTTGGCTGGCATCTACCCCGGCGGCGGTCTCGGCCAGGTAACGGCGCTTGTACTTGCGCACCTTGCGTTCCAGCGCCCGCTGCATCTGGGTGATCTCGTACCGGGTGTACAGCCCGCCGCCGTAGGGGATAGTGCGGGCGTCCAGTTCGGCCAGGCGTTCGTCCGTGTAGTTGCGTACGGAGATGCCGGGGTAGAACGGGTAAAAGTTGTGGCGGCAGTTCCAGCCGCACAGGCCGGGTCCGGTGCCGTAACCGGTAGCGGCTTCAAAATCCTCGTACCGCTCACCGTCCTGCACCACAGCGCCCCCGCGATGGTAAACCCGGCCCTGCCACACCGCATGGGTGGGGCGGGCACCCTCGTGGGCGGTCACTTCCACAAACTCGCAGTCCATCTCTTCCATGCGGGCCAGCTGCAATTTTGCACAGGTCTGGTTTACGCCGGTCAGCACGGCCCGGCGGGCGGCCACTTCCAGCGTGTCAGTGTGGCCGCTGGGGTAGGTGATGTACGGCATGGTGTCCGCCAGGTCATCCACCGTGCGGCGGATGGCGGTGCTGTAATCCAGGGCCCCGGTGCTGATCAGCCCCCACGCGCGGGAAAGCCGGTCCTCGAATGCGCCGGTCACCGTGTTGGCGGTGGTAGCCGTCAGGTTCTGCCAGGTGCCGCAGGTCTGGCGATACCCGGCATTCAGCAGGTTCAGCAGGGCAGGGGACTGGTTGACCGGCGGCGGGTCCAGCCCGGCAGCCGTATAAACGGCATCGTCCGCAGCCAGGGTCTGTGCCCCGGCGGTTTCCAGCAGCCGCTTGATCTCCGCCCGGCTTTTGCCGGTGTACCTGGCCAGGGTGGCAACGGTGTTGCTGCGCACCGCGCGGGTTTCGGCCAGCCACCATGCCTGCCATATGGCCGTTGGGGTCAGCGGGTCCAGCTCGCCCAGGCTTTTCATGCGCCGGGCAATGTCCTGCAAAATGTCATCTTCCACCTGCTGCCACAGCTGCACAAAGCGGCGGGGCAGGGCTTCCAGCTGGTCAGGGGTCAGCATGGGGCATCACCTCACGGGGCAAAGGTCAGGGCTTCGTCGGCGTTATTCTCGGCGCTGGTTTCAGCCGCGATTTGGGCGGCTTCCTCCTGGCTGTAGCTCTCAAACTCGGTCAGGTAGCGCTGCATGGGGAACTTGCCCGCCTGCACATACTGCCAGAACAGCTGCTTGCGCTCGCTGGGGTCGTTTACAATGCTGTCGTCCCAGTTGTACACGGCGGTGTAACTGCCTGCGGGGGCCAGCTGGTACAGGTCGGCATAGGCATTCATCGCGTACAGCAGGTCATCCAGCGCCACCTGCAGCGCGTGCTGAATGCTTTTTACGGTGGAATAGCTGCGCTGCTTGCTTGCCATGATCTCGGTGGCGGTCTTGTCCACATTCTGGGGGTCGCTCAGGGTGCCATAGGCAAGGCCGCACTGGAACTCAATGCGTTTCAAGATTCCGTCCAGCCCGCGCAGATAGGCTTCATCCCGCAGGGCGGGCGCAAACACATTGAACAGTGTGCGGTCCGCCACATTGCCGGTCATGCAGCCGCGGTACAGCCGACCGCTGCGCTGGTCCATCTGGAACCCACCGTCCCCGGTGGGGCGCAGGGCCGCAGCGTCCACATCAATGGCAAGCTGGCCGCCCTCGTACTCCCACAACAGGCGGCCAAACTGTTCGTCTGCATCGTGGATGGTATCCACAGCGGGGGCGTAAACGCTGGCCCCCAGCGGGCTGTGCCGGTCATTGCGGTTGGCAAGGGGAATGCGGAAGTAGGCGAATAACGGCCGCTCCACCTCAATGCGCACCTCCGGCGCAATGTCGGCCCACTCCGGAACATCGGCCAGCGGGATCTCGTGCCCCAGGCTGGCCGTGCTGGAACTGGCAAACGCCTTGTTCTGGATGGTCTGCACCCCGGCGGCGTATTCGTGCCGCTCAAGGCGGGTGTAGATCGTGTTTTTGCGTTTGAGTTGTTCAGAGAAGATCGCCCCGGTCAGGCGGCCGGTGGTGTCAAAGGTGGTGGGGAAAAAGCAGTCCCCCTGCACCACATCCACCAGCAGCCTATCACCGGAAACATAGGGCTTGAACACTGCCCCGCCCAGTGCGCAGGCAATCTCGGTGTAGTTGGGCAGCTTGTCCAGAAACGGGGCCAGCTGCTCGGCCAGATAGTCCGCCCGCGAAGAGCCGGACAGGCTGACTTTCAGCTCCATCGTGACCAGCCGGGCAAATTCCCGCGCCACGCTGGCCGCAATGTGCAGGCTGTGCAGGTCGTTTTTGGCCGTGCACCAGGGGCCGCCCGTCTCGTACATCTGGGCCCACAGGGCAAGGGCATGTTCCATCTGGCCGGACAGGATAATGTCGTTTGTGCCGGGGGCATCGCCAAACAGCGTGCCGATCTGGGCACGCAGCCAGCGCAAAAGCTTTTGAAACATCTTCACTTCCTCCAATCCGCCCAGCGGTATTCGCGGGCCAGCACGGTATAACAAAAATAGCGGATGTCGTCCATGGCGTGGTCGTTCTCCTTGATGACGGCATCCTGCGGGGCCTTGTCGTCCCAGCAGTAGGTCTTGAACTCCCGCAGGGCATCTGTGCAGCTTTCGTGGATCTGCACCCGCCCGGCTTGCAGCAGGCTGGCCGTGACCCGGATGCCGTCCAGCACATCGTTGGCGGCAGCCCGCACCATGTACCGCCCATGGCGGCGAATGGTTTCAATAAAGGACGCGGCGGAGGGGTCCACCACCACTTCCTGCACATAGTAACCGCGGGTCAGCTCTTCCAGCGCGGTGTAATGTTCTTCATCGGTGCGCTGGTGCTGGACCTCGCGGGAGTTGTAGTAACTTTCCTTGATGCGCACTGCCCGGTTGGCCTGCACGCACCACAGCCCCATGCTGCACGGGTTGTGGGTGCCGTAGTCGATCGAGACAAAAAAGCGGCCATCCATCCCGGCGGTCGGCCCGCGCAGCAGGTAGGCATCCGGGTTGGCCGCCACAAAGGGATAAACCAGACCTTCGGCCACCACCCAGCGCCCGCGGATGTACCGCTCATAAAACACGCCGGTGTACTGTGCCCGGTACCGCGCCTTGATCGGCTCGGACAAGCTCAGGTTGTCATCCATCGTAAAGTGCAGGTACAGCAGGTTCTTGGCGCGGGCCTGCAAAATCCAGCTTTTGTAGAACCAGTGCTCCGGCCCCTCCGGGTTGCAGTTGAACCAGAACTTGGAACCGTCCACAGAACAGCGGGCGGTGGCCTGGTTTACAAAGCTTTCCGGCATCAGGGCAACTTCGTCAAACAGCGCGCCCGCCAGTGTAATGCCCTGGATCAGGTCCTGGCTGCCCTCGTCCTTGCCGCCGAACAGGTAGTAATAGTTGGTCACGGTCCCGCGGGTAACAATCAACAGATTGTCGCCCCGGCGCTCGGCGGCAGTGTAGCCGCGGGCGGTCAGCATCTGCTTGAGCACCCCCACCACGTTGCGCCGCAGGCTGGCAATGGTTTTGCCGCACAGGGCAAAGTTCTGGCCGTTAAAGCGCGCCATGCCCCACAGCACAAAACTAAGGGAGAGCGAAACGGTTTTACCGGAACGGATGGATCCGTCCGCGATCAGCCCGTCCGCCGCCTGTACGGGGGAGGTGCTGCACCACCAGGTAAGCACCTGCTTTTGGCGGCGGCTGAACGGCCGGAACCGGAACGCGGCAGGCTTAACCGGGTTCATCCGTACCATCCTTCCAGGCTTCGGGTGCCTGCTGCTGCATTGCGGTCAAAAAGCCGTCATCAGTGGGCGGGGGCGGTGCTTCGGCGGGCTTGTCGTTCCAGCCAAAATTGCAGCGCAGGCTGAACTGCGCGCCGTTGGTGCCGTCCCGGTCAAACAGGCGTTCTTCGGCGTATGCTTCGCACTGGGCCTTCGCGCGCGTAATCGTGGTGCAAAATTCCTTTTTGCCCTGGTAGGCGTTCAGGTCCCGGCGGCAGGAAAACCCCAGCGCCAGGGCCAGCCCGCTTACCGTCGGTGGTTTGGCATCCACAATAATGGGCAGGCCGTATTTGTCCAAGCACGGCTCGCCGGTATCCGGGTTCATCAGGGGGTGCCCCTTGCAGGCGGTGAAATAGGCATCAATTTTGCCTTGGATCTCTTCCACGCTCTTGTACTTCGGGGGCCGCCCAACCGGGTTGCGTTTGTATGCCATGTTTCACCGCCTTTCTGAAATAAAATACCCCGCCGGGTCTGGCGGGGTTGAAGTTTTGATAAATCCCGGCATACACGGACAAAAAGGAAAGAGAGTAAATGTGTGAGCCTTTGCCGGGTGCCGGGGAGTGGGGCCGCACAAGGGCCTTGCACCCTTGCTGTGCCGTTGCTTGGGAACACAGCGCCCCTGCCAAATGGCCGGCTGCGCGGCATAAAAACAGCCAGGCGGGAGCATGGCCATCTGGCTGAAATGGGGAGGATAAAATGACAATACAAAAGCCGTAAGGACGTTTTGGGTTCCTTACGGCTTTTGATGATGGTATTATAGCATGGAATTTTGGCTTTTTAAGCTCATGCTCGCTTTATTGGGAAGAATGGTGGGGTGATTGCTGGTGTTCCCCCAAAAGTAGATGTGATTTGTGCAGCAAGCATGGAAAGCCTTGCCGCAAGCCCCTGTGAAGTTTGTAGGTAATAATCAAGGTCTTCACTAATCTCTTTTGCGACGTCCTCTTTGGATACGTTTGAAAGTGAATTTTCTTCTTTCAAAAAGTGCTCCACAAAATAAGTGATTCTTAGTCGAAAGTTACATTCGGGGTTAAAAGAAAATTCACGAGTACATTCAATTCTTAATCTATCGGGAAGGATATGCCATGCTATATCATCATGAAATGTGAATTCTGCAGCTGGAGCATCAGATGGGAGCTCTTTCAAATCTTGCAAGTCAATATTGGCAAGTCCAGCACGATAAGAATTATTCAAGAGTTCTTTAATCATTAGTAAACAATCTCCGTTATTGTATAATTTTGTTATGCATACTGTAATTAGAAGAAGATAGGGCAATTCGATTTTGATTGTTATTAAAATAATTGCTTTCAGGAAACTTGTTATTACTTATCGCTGATGCAGTTGTAAGTGAAATGGAAGATGATAGAGATTTTACAGAGTCAGCAAAAACTTCGATCCCTTTTGTAAAACGATCAAGAAGAAGGTTGTCGCTAGAAAAATAGGAAGTTAATGCATTTTCTACAACTTTATTTAAAGAAATATCTTCTTCCTGAGCTTTAAGGGAAGCCTTTTTATGCAATTCAGGAGAAACTCTTACATTAAATGTTCCGCTATACTCTTTATCAGGCGTTTTTCCAACCTGGGCACAGAAAGTAAGATAATTATCAATGCTATTATGAAATATTTCAATTAGTTCAGCAGTATTTTCTGCATGAAAATTTAACGAGTCCGAAATCCCAATAACACTTCCAACAAATATGTTGTCGTCAGGATCGTACTCAAATTTGGCATGGTAACCACGGTATTCGGCTAATTTTGCCATGGCCAAATCACTCCCTTTCTTTCAAATAATAAAAAATGATGGATTGCTACATTTCGTTTACCTCCTTCAAGAAGTTTCTAACCATTTTTACCTGATACGAATATAAATCTTTTTCTGGGTGGGGTGCATCAAATTGAAGAATGCGCCCTGTTGGCTCGTGATAAAATAATATACTGGAACCTCGTCCGCCATTTGCTAATGTACAGTTACATTTCTTCATCAATGAATTCAGTTCAACTACTGTGAAATTTTTAGGAAGAGGCTGTCGAAACAATTTTTCCAGTAGTTTTTCTTTGCTTGACATCACAACACCACACTTTACAAAATGTAACTAGATTTTAGTTACATTCTACACCTGCAAGCGAATGTTGTCAATGGATAACAAAAAAATCACAAAAATCCGAACACTTTACCCACAAGCCGAATGAATTCACCGTGCCATCTACGCGCTGTTACATAGCTTATGTGCAGCTTCATTGCTGCCCCCTCCAGTGTATGCGTTTTGTCCCAGAAAACGCACCGGATCACCTGTAGGCGCTCTTCGCCGGTATCCAGGGTCAGGGTTTCGGCAATGGCCTGGCGCACGGCTTCCATTTCCCGGCGGTTGATCTCCGGCAGTTCCCGCAGGGCGGCATCGGCCACCGGGTCGGCAGGAGTACCGGAGCCGTGGGGCATACCGCTCAGATCGGGGCTGATACAGGTTTCGTGCAGGGCTTTTTCCTGTTCGCAAAGAGTGGGGTAGCGGCGGATGATATCTTTTACATATCCCCACCAGCCATAATGCGGCCTGCTCATCGGCATCACCCCTTCCGCGGCTCGTGCAGGGCCACATAGCGGCCATAGGTCTTGCCTTCGGCGCGGGCGAGAGCATTCACGCGGGCGATCTCGCTTATGGCACGTTTGCTGCGCTGTTTGGCCCGGCTGATGATGGCGTCGTCGCTGCGCACCAGCGGGGCACAGGCTTTGCAGTAGCGCTGGCTGAAATAGGCGTGCAGCATCATTTTGCCGCAGTGGGCGCAGGGCCTATCGGAATATTTCGGCATCAATCCTCACCTCCATGTGTGTGATCCATGTAGATCTTCGGTTCGTCGTCCTCGTCCAGGTGGGCGGCGGCCTTTCCGGCGCAGAGCCCGGCGGTGTAGGCGGCGGCCAGCAGCGCGGCCAGAACGGCGCTGCCGATGATCGAAAGCAGAATATCCATCAGTCACCCCACCTTTCGCCGCGGCTGCAGAAATCGCTTGGCGTGTTGCGGCCGTACAATGGGCACTGCACGGTGGCCCAGTAGCGGCAGCGCCCGCACCGCGGCAGGCCCAGCAGCCGCAGGTGCAGCGCACGGGTGATGCGCAGCCCGCACCACACCAGCACACAGATCAGCATGCCGCCCGCAAAGAGTACACAGGGAGCAGCAATAAACACAAGGGCCAGACACTCGAGAACATAAAGGCAGTTGGAATCAAAGACAGGCATCCGCCTCACCTCCCAACAGCCGCAATGCTTTGCGGATGACGGCACATCCATGCCCATACACAAAACAATTATGTTCCAGCCCGCAGCCAAGGCAGGCTTCGGGGCGGCGCTCAATGGCCAGGCGCTGCAGCTGGCGCAGCTCTTCCGGCGTCATCCGTTCGGCAGGGATGCACCGGCTGTTTTCGGTATCGAACCGCATTCCGCTTGAAACAGGCATCATAATTCCACCACCTTGATGAAAATGCCGGGGGTATCGGCCCAGAACTTTTCAACCACCTCACTGCACACGAATGCGTCATCGCACCAGAAGTGCAGGCGGGTCATTTCGTCTTTCAGGGCTTTTTCCAGGTTGTCGGTATCGGGCTTGGTGGTGCGCCACTCGCCGTCATTGTGGCGACCGTCAGTGGGAAACAGCCACTTGACCAACAACCGCACTGGGCCGCTGCAGGGGGTAGGCGGTGCATAAGGGGCCAGGTAGGCGTGCAGCTTGGCACGGGTGGCTTTCAGCTCCGGGCTGTCGTGCAACACGGCGCAGGGCTTTCCGCCGCGCATAAAGGCATGCAGCTGCTTGGCATTGTGGGTTGTGGTGGGCGGCTGCATGGGAATAAAAAATTGCATGTATTTTCACCTCGTTCTTTTTTTGTGGCCAACGTGTTGGGGTGGGTTCCCGGAGGGATGGGGGCTGTGTACGCCCCATCCTCTGGGATACCCCAACACACGGACGGATTTTTACTATATATATAAGGCTATTTTCCGTCCGTATTTGGTACGGATAGCGGCTATTTTCCGAAATACGGAAGTTCGGACGGATTTGTGATAGCGGCTATTTTCCGTGAAATATGAAAAATATTATCCGTTGCTTCCGGGCTCTTTCAGCCCCACGCTGGTGCCATCAATCCAAAATCCGCCGTCGGATTTCAGGCGTCGGCGCACGGTATCGGGCTTCAGGTTCAGGTATTCAGCCATGCTGTAAATGGTCACTTTACCATCCATGGTGCAGGCTTCAAAGGCGGTGCGCAGTTCGGCACGCTTGCTTTTGGCGGCAGTATCTTTGTCTCCCCAGCGCTTTGCGGCACCGCGGGAGCCAAGCTGCTTGTAATCGCTTTCTGGCTGCAGGTCCTCCAGCAGGCCGCTGTCCAGCTTGTGTACGGGATAGTCGAACCAGAGGTTGACCGGGTCAAAACGGGCAAACTCGCGCAGAGTGCCCTCAATGCGCCAGGCGGTCATGGCATCAGCGCGCTTGATGGCAGCCGCGGTGTCTGCATCCAGGCGGTGCAGATCGGGCAGCGGCAGGTGTGCCTTGGCAATGGCCAGCATCCGGCTGCGGCTCAGGGCATCGTCCGGGCCGTAAGCATCGGCATGGCCGCGGGCATCCAGCAGGGCTTTGGCTGCGGCGCAGGCCGCTTTGTTGTGCAGCTGCTCCCGGATGGCATCGGTGGGGACCAGCTCGGTCATATCCAGCATGGCATCCGGGTCACGGGCAAACACACCGGAGCCGGAAGCACGGTCCATGCTGCGCTTGCCGCCCTGCGCGCCCTTGCTGTGGTGGTGGCAGTAGATGACGGCACAGTCCAGTTCCCGGCAGACCAGGTCAAACTGGTTGCAGAACTTGGCCATCTGGTCAGCGCTGTTTTCATCGCCGGTGATGACTTTATAGATCGGGTCCAGCACAACGGCCAGGTAGCCTTTCTTGGCAGCCCGGCGGATCAGGCGGGGAGCCAGCTTATCCATGGGGACGGAGGCACCGCGCAGGTTCCAGATGTCGATGTTGGCAAGGTTCCGGGGCGGCAGGTGCAGGGCTTCGTATACATCTTTGAAGCGGTGCAGGCAGCTGGCGCGGTCCAGTTCCAGATTGATATAAAGCACCTTGCCCTGCGCACAGGCAAAGCGGCCAAGCCAGGGGGCACCCTCGGCAAGGCAGATGCACAGTTCGATCAGGGCAAAGCTTTTGCCCGCTTTGCTGGGACCGGCCAGAAGCATTTTGTGGCCCTGGCGCAGCACTCCTTCAATCAGGGCATCTGCCAGCGGCGGCAGGCTGGCCCAGTCATCGGCAAGATTTTCGGTATCGGGCAGGTCGTCCGTGCAGGCTTCAAACCAGTCTTTCCATTCCTCCCAGCAGGATTTGCCAGTGTTGGTTTCCAGCAGGTACTGCTTTTTGTCGCCGCGCAGGATGCCCGGCATGCGGGATAGGCGGGCAGGGTTGCGGTTGGCTTCGTCCAGCGTCAGGCCGTTTTTCTTGCAGGCAGCATACAGGTAGTCAACCCGGCGGCGGTACTCGGTATAATCCGGCGCGCCGACCCGCACAATGGCGTGCAGGCTTTTGCTGCCGCTGTACACCAGGGCCGCGCAGGGCAGTTCCAGCTGGCGGATAATGGCCTGCTGCTTTTCCAGCTCCATGTTGTCGCATTCCACCAGGGCATAGCGGTAGTCGGTCACATTGTTGTTGCTGCGGCCGCCCTCCACGGGGTTGAAGCAGATCCAGGCACCGGCGGCGGGGTTGTAATCGCCCACCACAGCGCCGATGTCCCCGCCGCAGCGGGCAAGCTCGTCCATCAGCTGACCGGCGGTGCGGTCCCAGCAGCCTTTTGTGGGGGCATAGCGGTCATCCCGCAGGTAGCTTTCGGTCACATAGGCCACATGGTCCTCCGGCTCAAACAGGGCCTGCAGGTAGCGGCGCAGCTGGTCGGCGGGGTCCCATTGTTCGGGAATGTTCAGCTCCTGCACATCCAGCCAGCGGGTATCCACCACAACGCCGTCCGGCCGGGTGCCGGGGGCGCAGATCGCGTCGTTCCAGTCCAGCTCATGCCCGGCGGGGCCCGGCCAGCCGTGATTGCGTGCCAGGGCGAAAATGCTGTTCTCGGTGATCGGTTTGGGATTGCCGCGGAAACTTTCCCACTTGCGGGCACATTCGCCCTTGTGGTACCGGCTGCCATCGCGGGAACTCCATTGCTCCCATGCGGTAACAGGGAACCCGGCTTCTTTCAGCCCCATACCCACCGTGACCCATTCCTCATAGGTCAAGTTTGCCGGGGAGATAAAGTCCAAGGCTTCCTTGAGATCATTTGCATTGTCCATTCCGTTTACCATCTGAAGTCAAAGATTGGGGTTGTTTCCGCAGAGGGCATATAGGTCTTTGGGTCCACGCCCTTGGGGGTGCCGCGCCAGCCGCAGGCGGCGATACGGTCGATCATGTGCTTGGCGGCGTTGAAGCTCCAGGTGCCCACATGCTGGAAGCCGTATTTTTCCAGGCAGCGGATCTGCTTGGGGGTGGTTAAGCCCTCATCCCGGCGCTTGTTCAGCCGGTCCAGCAGCAGGGATGCTTTGCCGGCGGATTCCACCGCGTCAGGGCAGATGCCCTGCTTTTCCAGCGCGGCGGTTTGCTCGGCGCTGGGGGGACCGGCTTCCCACCCAAAGGCGGGCACATAACCGGCCAGATCCTCGGCCTGGATGCTCATTTCGTATTGCAGCGGGTCCACCAGGCGGGCGCGCTTGCGGCGCTGTTCTTCCAGCTGCTTGGCAAGGGCTTCCTCCCGCTGGGCCACCACGTCTTCGGCGGCCTGCCGGGCGGCTTCCTCCACGTCCTCCGGGCAGGCGGCGGCAGCCAGGTTATCGGTCATCTGCTGGGCAACGGCGTGGTCCTCGCACACAAGGTCGGCTGGGCGGCAGAGCTCGTGGCGGTCGGTCAGCCAGAGGAAATCCAGGAGCAGCAGGTCCTTTTTGCCTTCGTGCAGGCGGGTGCCGCGGCCCACCATCTGGCTGTACAGGCTGCGCACCTTGGTGGGGCGCAGCACCACAACGCAGTCTACACTGGGGCAGTCCCAGCCTTCGGTCAGCAGCATGCTGTTGCACAGCACGTTGTAGGTTCCGGCGTCAAAATCTGCCAGGACTTGGGCGCGGTCGGTGCTCTGGCCGTTGACCTCGGCAGCATGGAATCCGTGGCGGTTCAGGGTATCCCGGAACTTTTGGCTGGTCTTGATCAGAGGCAGAAAGACAACGGTTTTGCGCCCCTTGCAGTAGTGCGCCATTTCGGCGGCGATCTGGTCCAGATAAGGGTCCAGGGCGCTGCCCAGCTCGCCCACGGCATAGTCCCCGCCGGACATGCCCACGGTGGAAATATCCAGCCTGAGGGGGATGGTCTGCGCCATAATGCGGCACAGAAAGCCGTCCCGGATGGCATCGGTGAGTTTGTACTCATAGGCCAGGCTGTCGAACACCTCGCCCAGATTGCGCAGGTCGCCGCGGTCCGGCGTGGCCGTTACGCCCAGGACCTTGGCCGCGGGAAACCAGTCCAGAATGCGGCGGTAGCCGTCGGTCACGGCATGGTGGGCTTCGTCAATGATGATGGTGCTGAAATAATTGTGGGGGAACTTTTCCAGCCGCTGGGGGCGCTGCAGGCTTTGCACGCTGCCAACGGCAACGCGGTACCAGCTGGCCAGGCAGGATTGTTCGGCTTTTTCCACCGCGCAGCCCAGGCCGGTTGATTTTTGCAGCTTGTCGGCGGCTTGTTCCAGCAGTTCGCCGCGGTGGGCCAGGATCAGCACCCGGTCCCCGGCACGCACCTGGTCTTCGGCCACGGCAGCAAACACAATGGTTTTGCCGGTGCCGGTGGGCAGCACCAGCAGCGTGCGCAGCCGCCCCTGTTCCCACTCTGTATGGATCTGTTCTTTCGCCCGCTGCTGATAGGGGCGCAGGGGGAGAGAGTTTGTGTTGGGCATAAGTATCCTTTCCGTGTTAGTGAGGAGTTAGGAGTTATTGGAGTGCGCGTGCGCGCACGGGTTGAAAATTGGGCCGCAATCCCGTAGGGGCGCACATTGTGCGCCCGTCGCCCTGTGGCGAATCCTGTTGTGGCATATACGGCGGGGTTTTCGGAACGGTCACTGCGCCCGCAGGCGCGTTTCGGAGGCCAACCGGGGCAACGCCCCGGCTCTTAGGCCGGAGATAGACCGTTCCCTACAGAGCTGGACCTTAGGCCCGTTTTCACTCCTAACTCCTACTTTCTAACTCCTAACTATTTCCTAACTTAAAAAGCTCCCTGCTTCCACCCGGTGCTGGGGGCGGCGGTGGGTTCGGGGCGGGGCAGGAACTTTTCAATCTCGTTGGCCTGCCCGGTCTCACCGGCGTGGAGGCCGCTCTGCTTGGTGTATTCCCGCACGCCCAGGCGGCACATGCCCTGCGCACCGACAATTTCGTTCCAGCGGGGGCGGAACGTCTCGCCGCGCTTGCACTGGCCGATGCTCTCAAAAAAGGCGCCCAGCAGGCCCTGGGTCTTGGTGTGCAGGTACAGGCGGTGGGTGACGGTGGTTTCGCCTTTGTCGCCGCCATGGATGGTAATGGTCAGCTTGGCCATGCTGCAGGGCGGCAGCTTGGCGCTGCCCTCATAGCGGGCACGCTCAAAGCTCTGCACGGTAAACAGGTAATCGCCCGCAGGCAGCAGCACAAATTCCCGCTGTTCGTTGGTAACCTCGCTGTCCCAGTCCAGGGCAGCATCCGGCATGTTGTTCATATATTCAGCCATGGGTAAATCTCCTTTGTATTTGTTAAAACGGTACATCGCGGTTGGTGCAGATCATCTCCAGCACCTGGGGCCAGGCGGCCACCAGGCAGCCGCTGACAAAATCAGCCGGGTAATCCTTGACCGGCATATCGGCGGGGAAGTACCCGCGCTGGCCGACCACGGTCTGCAGTTCCTCCGGGGTCACATTATTGGCGGCCATCAGCTGGGCAAGGGCGGTCGGCACGCCCTGCGCCTGCAGATCACTGGCGGAGATCCCGGCAGGCACGGCAGGCGGTGCAGCAGGTGCAGCGGGAACCGGCACCGGTGCAGGCTTGGGGGCGGGGGCATCCTCTACCATGATGGGGCGCGGCGCGGGGGCTGCGCCGGGGTGCGGGTCCGGGATGCAGGCGGCGATGCTGGCATACTCAAAGGGTGGCAGGCCGAAGCGGTTTTTGGCATCCCAGCAGGGGTGGTGGCTGGTGTAGAGAACCCGCCGCCCGCCGCTGGCCTTGTTCTTGGCGTTGGGGGCACTGCCGGCTTTTTCTACCACGGTTTTGTAGTTGGCAAACAGCAGCATGTCGCACCATTCCCGCAGCAGAGGGGCTACCTGTTTGCTGGTTTTCATGGTCCAGCGGTCATAGTTGCCAACGGCATCGGGCTGCTCAAATTTTGTGATGGCGGCATGGGCCAGGACTACCACGTTGTGCCCGGTGTTCAGCACTTCTTCCAGAGCGTCCAGCAGCTTGCCGAACTCTTCTTTCGCGTAAGTATAGCCCTTGCCGTACCCGAAATCCTCAATGCCCTTGACCTTGGCGCGGGCGCAGACGGCGTCAATGCAGAGCCGTTCGGCCCAGTCGGCGGTGTCGATCACCAGGGTGCCGCAGGGCACATTGCCGCGGCTGACCTCAGCGACTTCATCCAGCAGCATGGCCCAGCTGGTGGGCGCGGGCAGGCGGGCAACGTTCAGCCGCTTGGTGCCGCCCTCGGTGTCAATGAATACCGGGGCGGGGAACTGGGCGGCAAAAGTGCTTTTGCCGATGCCCTCCGGCCCGTACAGAACGGTTTTGACCGGCGCGGCAATGGTGCCGGATGTGATTGCGTATTTGCTCATTTCAGAACGCTCCTTTCGTCCATGTTTTGGGGGCGGGTGGTTCCTCGGCGTCTTTTACCCTGCCATCCTCAATGATGATCTGGCACTCCCCGCCGGTCGAAACGCGGGTGGCGATGGCCTGTAATCCTTCGGCCTGCAGCCAGCTGCCGAACTCCGCCAGGGTGGCAAGGTCCATCTGTTCCAGCTTGTCCAGCAGCACAAAGCCGCAGTCGGGGTTCAGGCGGCGCACAATGGCGGTGGCCACCCGCAGCTGGTCGCTGCCGCTCATGTCCTGCCAGTGCTTGCCGTTGTAAGTCAGGCTGCCGTCCTCCACACCCAGGCCGGTCAGGGGCAGGTCTGCGCCGTTCAGCAGGTCCATGCGGGCGGTGCGCTTTGCCTTGATCTGCTCTGTCAGGGCGATGTATTCCTGCGCATAGCGCTCGGCTTCGTCCTGAGCCTTGGATTTTGCCAGGTTGGCGGATACCTGCCGGTTGATCTCCTCCACATTGCGGATGCTCTGCTCCAGCTCGGCGGTGGATTCATCCTGCAGCTGGGCCACGGTCTTGGTGGCGGCTTCCTCCTGCACGCAGGCGGCGTTGTATTCCTCTACCAGCTGGCCGCGGTGCTCCTGCAGGGTTTTGAGCTGTTCCTCCAAGCGGGTCAGCTCATCCATGGCGCGGTGCTTGGCGTGGGTAATCTCGGTCAGGCGGTCGCGCTGGCGCTGGTTGTCGGCGTTATGGAGCAAAATCTCCTGCTGCTGTTGGATCAGCTCAATGGCACTAACGGGTTCGGACGGGGCGTCCGGGTATTCGGTCAGCTCTTCGGCGGCGTGGCGTTTCTGGGCGCCGATCTGGCCGATCACGGTGCGGCGGTCGTACAGGGCTTTGATCTCCCGGTCCAGGCCGGTCAAAGCATCCCCCACACCGATGATGTTCAGCAGGGTGTCGGCCTTGTCTTTATCGCTGGCCTGCATAAAGCGGGGCAGGTCCAGCGCCAGCGGCTCCACAAAAGCGTTCAGCAGCTGCTGGCCGCTGCGCTGGCCGGTGGGGTCCGTCACGGTCAGGCTGCTGTTTTTGCCCCTGCGCTCCACCACAACGCCGTTAGACAGGATCACTTTCAGGTGGGGCGGGGCAAGGGCACCGTCCCGCACAGCGGCGGTAGGGCGGAACTTCTCGCCGCCCAGGGCCCAGGCCAGGGCATCCAGCACACTGGTTTTGCCCTGGTTGTTGTTGCCGCCCACAATGGTCAGCCCGGTGGGGGAGGGCGTGAGGGCAACCGCCTTGATGCGTTTTACGTTTTCGGCTTCCAGAGCCGCAATTTTTACAGACATTTTATTGCCTCCGTTTGAATTTCAGTCAGGGTGTTGGTCAGCTGGTTGATGGCCCCGGCGCGGGTGTCCGGCGGCAGCTTGGCCAGCTGCGGCTTGACGGACTTCCAGGCGTTCTGCATGGCGCGCCCGGCCAGCAGCAGGCTGTCATAGGCGTTGCGGGTGTCCAGCTCGATTTGTTCCGGTGTGGCGGCGGCAGCTTTGGCGGCTTCCAGCTCGCTGCGCAAAGGGGCGGTCAGTTCATCGGCCAGGGTGTGGGCACGGCGGTTGATCTCATCCTCGTCCACAGCGGCGGCCACCGGCTGCGCTTTGGCGGCTTCGGCTTCCCGCTGGTATTTGTCGGCACGCATCCGGGCGGCATCGGCAACCTGGCGGGCACCGGCCAGCTGCTTTTCCGCTTCCTTTGCCCGCTGTTCGGCTTCGGTGGCGCGGCGCAGGGCGGAATCTTCGTTTTTGTGGGCGGTGCGGTAGCTTTCCTGGGCACCGGTGGCGGCGGCTTGCAGCTGGCGGTTCTGCTCATGCAGGCCGTCAACATCGGCCAGGGCGGCATCGCGGGCGGCTTCGGCGGCGGCTGCGGCATTGAGGGCGTTCACCCGGTCGGCGCGCAGCTGCTGGTTTTCTTTTAACAGTTCCTGGTATTGCTTGTGGGTGGTAATGTCGCCGGATTTGACGGCCTGCACCAGGTCGGCGGGGGCGGTGGGCTTGGCGGCAGCATATAATAAAGAAGGGGAAAGCGAATCAAGGATTTTCTGCTGTTCGGGACTGCTGTTATCAAACAGAGCGGTAACTTGCAACAGACGGTAGGCCGCGGACTTGCTGACGCCTATACTCTCGCACCAACGGCGGAATGTATCCTCGCTGTATTGGTTGTTACGCTTGTCCCAATTTGGGACAAGCGCCTCATGCGCGATTGCTACCCCATCAGCCATACGGTGCAGCCCAGCTTCTGCCAACCTCCGCCCTGCTGCGCATTCTCGTTCTGCAAGTTGCAGGTCGTTGACCGTTTGCTCATCCAGCCCGCTGTAATCAAACGCCGGAGCCGAACAGGCAGTTTCCGCACCGGACGGGTTTGACATTGCAGCAGAAGTGCCCGCAGGGAAGCAGGGGTCCGGCGGGCAGCTGTTTGCATCCGCCTGGGTGGTCGATGTTTCCTCCGCCAACGTGGCAGCAGGGGCGGCCATAGTCACAGCAGCATCCGCATTCGGGGCAGTCGTGTTCACTTTGCATGGTGGTTCCTCCTTGTTGGGCAGTGCGCGCAGGGCCTTTACCACAGCGTCCGGCACCTCGTAGTCATCCATCAGGATGCCGAAGCATCTCCCCAGCCAGTCCTCCTGCGCCAGGTCAGGCTCTTTGGTCTGGGCCTTGGCGTACTGCTGGGCGGCAAAATCGCTGGGCACCCATTTGTTTTGGCGTTTGTCCCAGAACCAGAACCTGCCGTGCTTTAAGGCGTACAGCAGGTGGTTGTCCTGGTTCTGGCAGATCATGTAGTCTATCAACCTTCTACCTCCATGTTGATCAGCGCTTTGCGCTGGGCGGCGCCGGTGTCTGCGGCGCTGTAGCACAGGCTGATCTTTTCCAGTTGTTTGACCTTGCTGCTTGTTGCCTCCGCCAGAATGCTGCGCACGGTTTCGTGCAGCAGCAGTTCGGCATCCTTGCGATTGTGGGCAAAAGCAGCGCGGATGGCGTCATACTCGTTCATGGCGTTACCTCCACAGGTGTGAATTTCTGAAGCAACTCTTCGGCCAGCGGCATGGGCAGGTCCGTCATGCGGGCGTTGCGCCAGCCCACAAGGCAGAGCCGCCCATAAAACCAGCGGCCATTGTAATGCCGGGTCGGCAGGCTTTGCCCAACCTGCGGCAGATAAAACAGCGCGGCAAATTTGTTGTCGATCGGGCAGCGCTGCGCGTACCCCTGCAGTTCCTGCAGGGTATCCGGCAGGCGGTAAAGTTCCGGCTTTGCGCCGGGGTCAATCACGATTCCGCGCATGTCGCCACCTCCCGCAGCGTGATCGCAGCCCACCCACCCAGCAGGCAGCCAGCCAGCCCGGCCAGGGCAGACGCCCCTCCACCCTGGGCCAGGGCGGCCACGGCGCCCAGTGCGCCCAGCCCGCAGGCCGTTAGCGTGAAATTGGCGAAAGCCTTGCAAATGGGGCTGATGTAGGGTAAAATACAGGTGATGAAATTTTTCGTCTGGCCGTTCCGGTGTTGCAGCACCGGGGCGGCTGTTTTTGTTTGGGGCATTGTCGTTCTCCTTTCAGATCGGCCCAGGGTCACTGTGCCGGTGGTGATAGTTGGTTTGCGGTGCGGGGGCAAGGCCGCTGTGCGCGGGGCCGGTGCGGCGCGCAATGAACCCGGCCAGGCCGTCTTCGGTCACCAGGTGTTTGCGCGCCACGTTGACCGTGGGGCCAAACTCCCCGGCCCGCACAAGCTGCTGCACGGTGGATTTGCGCACGCCCAGCATCTCGGCCAGACGGTCGGCGGTGTAGAGGGTCATGGGGGCACCTCCTTTTGCAAATTTATCCTTGTCAACCCCTTGGAAGTCCGAAGTAGGGGACTGGTGGGGGCTTAAGGATTTTTCTTGAGCAGATAGTCAATAGAACAATTGAAAAGACTCGACATAGCTTCAAGCTTTGACTGGGGAATGTTCCCGCGAGCCATCCAGTTATAAACAGTCTTCCGAGTTACGCCAAGTTTTTCAGCCAATTCTTCAATAGTCAGCCCCATGCGGCTTCGCTCGGCATTTATGTTGGGATAAGGCATTACTATTACCTCCTTTCATTTTGTGTTACTCATTTCGGGTAACTACAATTATAATATACCCGTTTTGGGTATTTGTAAAGACAAAAAATGCTCAAAATGAGTTGATGCAAATTGTGCACCATGCCCATTTTGAGTATTTTTTGCGCTTTGTAGTTGACCTGTTACTCGTTTTGTGTATTATAATATACATATAGAGTAAAAGGAGGTTCGTATAATGAACCGAATGCAGGAACTGCGGCAGGAACGCGGGATAAGCATGAAAGATGCAGCGCGTGCGCTGGAAATGCCCTATACCACTTATGTGAATTACGAAAAAGGTACACGCGAACCGAATTCCGAAACGCTAATTAACATTGCGAATTTCTATAATACTTCTATTGATTATCTGCTGGGAAAAAGCAATGTTAGAATAGATGACAAAACTTTAGATATTGTAAATGAAATAGATGGAGATCTCCTTGCTCAAGCAGGCAATATTAAGGATGCCCTAATCTTGCAGAAAAAGCGAGATGATGCCATCCCCGCCGGCTTTGAACCCCGCCCCAAAACCGTCAAGCGGCCGCTGGTGGGGGATATTGCCTGCGGTGAGCCTATCACCGCAGAGCAGAACGTACAGGAATATGTGGATGTGCCGGAGGGGATCGTCTGTGATTTCTGCCTGCGCTGCCATGGCGACAGCATGATCGATGCCGGCATCCGGGATAATGATGTGGTCTACATCAAAACCCAGCCGCAGGTGGAAGATGGCGAAATAGCCGCCGTCCGCATTGGGGACGAAGCCACCCTCAAGCGCGTGTATTATGACGGCAGCACCATCACCCTTGTGCCCGCCAACAGCGCCTACCGCCCCAAATCCTACTCCGGCCCGGAGCTGGATGACATCCAGATAGAAGGCAAGGCAACGGGGTATACACACTGGTTTTGAGAAAGTACGTTAAAAAAGTATGCCACAGCGAGTGGCAGAAAGGCGGCACACAGTGAAATCAAAGCTCTGGAAAACGATAAAAAGTCGTCCATACCTAATGACATTTTGCGCGGTTTTCGTATTGTTCTTTTTGCGATTTGGAATTTCCTCAATTCAAAGAGGAAAAGCCACGGCCTTTGTCCTTTTAGGAATAGCAATTATTGCGGCAGTTCTTTCGTTTCCGCTGGTAAGAATCGAGAATCTGATCAGAAAATGGGTTCTTGAATATAAGATTAAAAAGCTCAAAAAAGTGCTGTCAGATAACTACTACCCGGAAATGCAAAACAAGCTTGCGGCAGTAGATGCCATGGATGGACATGAATTTGAATATTTCTGTGCCGAACTGCTAAAGGAAAATGGCTTTGTAAATGTAGAAGTCACACAGGCCAGCGGGGACTTTGGCGTGGACGTTCTGGCAGAAAAAGACGGCGTAACTTATGCAGTGCAGTGTAAATGCTATTCGGATAAGGTGGGAAACCATGCTGTGCAGGAAGCAACATCCGGCGCGCAGTATTACCACCGGATGGTTGCTGTAGTGCTTACCAACAGTACATTTACCCCCGCGGCAATCGAAACGGCCCAAAAGACGAATGTCTTGCTTTGGGACAGGGAAAAGCTGAAAGAAATGATGGCGTGAAGTGGTAAGCTGTCTGCAGAAGGGAGAAAAAACGCGATGACTTTTCAGGAACAAGTAGGCAGGATCACGGCTGAAGATAAATTTTTGTATGCTTCAGAATCTGAGATTAGAAAATTACTGGGAGACAATCCGCTGTCACCAGCACAGATGGAGGGGCGTCTGCGAGCTAACTTGTACGCAGATGTTACGCTAAGTAGTAACAGAAAGAGGACATCGACGCTTCTCTCCATGGGAGTGAAAAGAGGAGATCCAATAGAATTAAAATTATCAAAATCGGGAGATGCGGAGTGCTTTCCGATTGAAGCATATTGGAACGATACAAAGATTGGGGAACTGCGACCCAGCTATTTGGAAGACGCTATTTACAATGCAAAAAAGGAAGCGCGCCCCATTTTTGCGGCAGTTTCTTTGATTGACAAAAGGACAAAATTTTTTATTGAAATAGCAACATATAAATAAAAAAAACGCCCCCGGTGCTACCAACACCGAGAGCGTTTCCATAGATCAGCTTGCCCACTAAAAGCGGATACAATACCAACCCAACACTTGTATTGTATCACCTTTAAGGCAGGCTTACAAGTCATACCTTGGAGGTGTATTTTTTATGCCCAAACAAAAATTGACCCGCCGTCCAGATGGCCGCTACCAAAAGCGGATCACCTTGTCCAACGGCAAAACGCGGCTGGTGTACGGCCGCACCGAAGCGGAACTGAAAGCTGCAGTGCGCTCGGTGCAGGTGCAGGATGAAGCGGGGCTGGAAGTGGGGGACCATACCCTGGTGGGCGAGTGGGCAAAAATCTGGCTGCGCTCTTACAAGCAGGGGCTGCGGCCGGCCACCACCAAAATGTACAGGGATGCCTACAATCTGCACATCATGCAGCACATTGGCTGCATGGAGCTGCAGGAAGTACGGCCGGTACATATCCGGGCCATTATGGCGGAAATCACGGAGCAATCGGAATCCCTGCAGCACAAGGTGCTGATCACGGTGCGGCAGATCATGCAGACGGCCCAAGCGAACCACCTGATCCGCGATGACCCCACCGACGGCATCCGCATTACGACCCACGCGCGCCCTAAGCAAAAGAAATACCTGACGCAGGACGAAGCGGAGGAGCTGCTGTCCTCCATTGCGGAGCCGCGGGCCAAGGTGTTTTGCGCGCTCTGCTATTACTGCGGCCTGCGCAAGGAGGAAGCTCTGGGCCTGCAATGGCGGGATGTCGGACCGGCGGCGCTGGTTGTCAGCCGGGCGGTAACCTTTGCGGGCGGCAATCAGCCGGACCCCAGCATGGAACTGAAAAACGCGGCTTCCCACCGCCTGGTGCCGGTGCCCGCCAAGCTGCGGGCGATTCTGGATGCCACCCCGCGCCTGGGAGAGCACGTTGTGACCAAAGCTGACGGCGGCGTGATGACGCAGTCAGCCTACAAAAAGATGTGGGCTTATTATGTGGCGGGGGTGTCGCTGCTGCCGGTGCACGCCCACATGCTGCGCCACAGCTATGCCACCTGCCTGTACCACGCCGGTGTGGATCTGCGCACCGCCCAGCAGCTGCTTGGCCACGCCAGCATTGAGATGACCGCACGGATCTACACCCACTTGGAAGCCGAAGACGGCCTGAAAGTAAGCGGCAAACTGGACGATTATTTCAACTCTGCCCCGCCCGCCGCGGATAGTACGGCGGGAACTGCCTGACTACAAACTGACTACATCCCGGAGCCATTCTGACTACTTTTGACTACCTGAGACTAACGGAAAAACGATAATTTGAACGTTGTATCGTTGCCCGGTACTGACTCTTAATCAGTGGGTCCTGGGTTCGAGTCCCCGATGGTGCACCAAAGTACGCGTTGCAAGAAACTGCAGCGCGTTTTTTATTGCA